CGCTAACAATCCCCTTCGTCTGACTCGTCAACACTGCTGTTGCAGCAGCAGCAGCGACGGCTGCACCAGCAAGAATTACCCAGCCCTTTGGGCCACGAAATGCTGTAGCAATTGCAGCCGCCTTTGCATAAGCAATTTGCGATAGTGCAAGAGCTTTAAAGGCTAAGGATGCAGTTATGACTGCTGTTCCGACGAAGATAATTGCCTTGCCATATCCACGGGAAAATGCGATCGATTTTGACAAGTAATTTGCTACAAGTATTATGACTGGTGCCAAATGTTCACCGATCACTCGCATTAGGCCGGTTGCTGCCACCAGCACACGATTGAACGCATCAGTTAGTTTAGCACCTAGTTTTGCCTGTAATTTACTGACAGTTCCGCCGAGCTTATCTGACTCATCCGCCAATGCCTGAAAGCCATCCGCGCCTTCCGCTATCAACGGCAATAATTGAGCACCCGACTTACCAAACACTTGCATCGTTAACGCAGCCCGCCGGCCTGGATCTTCAATGTTTCCTAAAGCTTCCGAAAACATCTGGAACTGTTGTGTTTGTGTCTTACCAACTAAACTACTTGCTGAAATGCCTAGATCTTTCAACGTGTCAGTTGCAGATGACGCCCCGCGATCAGCGTTTAGGAGCATTTGAGCCATCTTGCGCAAACCGCCTTCAACAGCGTTTATGTCTGTTCCACTTTGTTGTGCGGCAAACTGAAATCGTGATAACTCATCAACCGCTATGCCCGTTCGCTTCGACATTTTATCAAACATGTCGCCGGTCTTTGCTAACGCAACCACAGACGCTGCACCCATTGCCGCCGTAGTTGCTGCAAGCTTATGTACGACGGATTGAGCCGCGCTCATCCCCTTTGCAAACTTCTGAGATTTTACTGTCAGATTTACAACCAGTGATCCCAGAGTTGCCATTATTAAGCCCCTAAAGTTGCTTTCAGTATCTGCTTTGCCGCCGCGTTGTTAAACGAACTTTTTGAATCCATCCACGGCATAAAATCGGTTGCTGACAATTCGCTTTCGCCGCTCGCAATCCACACATGCAACAGATACGCGATAAACCCCAACATTTGAGACTGGTAACCAATCGGCTCAATTAAATCTTTCGCCGCCCATTCGTCAAACTGTTCTGGCGTCATCCGGTCGAGCATCGCATCAACTTCAACAGTTCCGGCCACATGTTCAGCCAACCGCATTGCGACTAATCGTTTACGGTTGGCTCTGAGTTTTTTGCAATGTCCTCAATGTCTGCCGACGACATACCGCAAAGCCGCTGAGCAACATCAACAATTCTTTCAACGATGCTTGCAGATTGTTTACCAATCTGTTCAACGTCTGCATCAGTAAACAGCGGATTACCGTCACCATCAATACAACAAGCAACAACAAGACGTTCGCGGATTTCAGCTTGTCGCATTTTTGAGGGTTTTCCGCTAGCGGTCTGGAATTGCTTTTCAAATTCTGACCGGCCTCGCGCTGTCATTCCGCGAACAGTTACTGTGCCACCCAATTCAGGCAGATTCACAACTTCGGTAGGAACTTTAACTGGCTTCAAAAACGCTTCGCGACTTAAACTCATTCCTCATCATCTCCATCTGGTTCGTCTTCAGTGTAATTCGGTCCGGGTATATACTTACCGTCTTCGTCGTACCCGATCATGATCCCGTCGAGATAAGCCTGATAATCTTCTGGGTGGATACCCTTCGAGACTAATTCCTGCGTTACCTGAGCAGCTTGCTGCTGTTCTGTCGTCATGCCTGCTGCAACAACGCATTCGCCGTCTGCCGGCTTTGCAACACCCATTTTTACAAGCCGGTACGCTTGCGGATGTTCAATAATTGTGCCCGCCGGGAAATGTGGTTTCCCGTTGATAGTCACAAGCCGCTCATCACCGGCAGCCGATGGCGCTGCTTCCGTATCCTTCAGTAGCTCTGCTTTCAACGTTCCGTCCTTACGAATACCCTAATAACTGATCGAGCTTGAGGCTGACATCAGCCTTCAATCCGTCGTTCATGGCACCGGTCACGTTCACACCAATTCCAGCTGCCGTGAACGTCCAGGCTGTTGTATCAACGTCTGCAAACGTGATTGAATAATCACGTTCAGCTGGCGTTGTAATATCATCAGTCAACGCTTGATGTCCTCCTAGTGCTGGATCGAAGAATACCGAGAAATCAACCGACCCACCTTCAGCGTACCCGGTTGCACTGTACTCCTTACCCGCACCGATAGTGTCTAGCGTTGTTGAGTCATACGTCTCCGTTTCAGCTCCGGAGGTTGAAAACTCAATCACCTGTGCGACTGCTGTTAATGTTGCAGCAATGTCCTGCTTAATAACCGATCCCTTGACTCGAATTTTTGCCATAACTAACTCCTTATTGTTTTACTTTTGCTACTTCGCGGGCTAACGCTTTCGCCGCTCGTTCTTTCATTCGTGCCATCAGCTTCGGTCGAGCAGCCAAAACGGCTTGCTTAACAAAAGGATTTGACGGCATCGTTCCAGTCGACAACTGACGTGACGATGGATTGCGAATTGCCGCAAACTTCCCGCCAAGTCTTGTTCGTGTTCTCCGTGTTGTCCCCAATCCAACTAGATGTGCGTGAGGTGCGTTGACCCTTTTCTTGAAACCTTCTGCTGTCTTTTTTTGCTTGCCAACATTGATACCAGCTTTTGCACTTGGTTGGTGTTTCCCTTTTGCCCGCGTGAATCGCGAGCCAATTGATTTCTTCAATGACTTCGTTTTGCCAACTGGTGCCGCTTTTCTTATTCCCTGCGCCAACACTGTCAGACCGCCACCGATTGCAGAACGTGCTACACGGTCTGCTGACTTGTCCGCCAATCGTGAAAGTGCTCGCTCCAGTTCTTTGTCGCCCGTTATTATTTGCCGCGCCATCAGCTTGCCTCAACTTCGGCCCGCAGCATCAACGCAGCGATGAAAACGTGATTGTTAACTAACTGCGTTTTGTCCGGAACCTTCTTTGATTCGCTGTCGAGTTCCCAAATTTTAACCCTTCCGTTCGGTGAGTCGTAATCATTTAATCGTTGAAACATTTGCCGCACTGTCAGCTTCAATCGGTCGATTGTCGCTGTATCGTCCAGGTTCACTTTGCGACGTATCCAGACATTAATCAGGTGGCTCGTGCGGTCCTCAATATCAATTGTCTCGTTTAGCTGTTGTTCACTTTCTGAAATCACGTCAACTGTGACAAACTCAAGATCCTCAAGTTCATCAATGACTGCTTCACCGTACTTTGCACGCACACTGAACTGGTATGTGCCGCTATTTATTCGCGACACAATTGCCTGCATTGCTTCGACTGACGGTGAAATTGCCACTGACATCTTTAGACCTGTTTAGTGTGTATCCTGAGCATCTGCGGACTGATTTGCCTCCAGCACTTTTCTCCGTTGCTCGCCTGCACCTCAAACGTTTCCGCACCGATAGTAATGCTATCGCCACGTAAAGGTTGCTCATGCGGAAACGCTGAACTTAAACAGATGAAATCAACAGGCCGCATCTCCACAATAACGCCATCGCCATTATCAACCAGCATTGGCTGCAACGTCGACTTTCGCATCGTAATCGCTGTTGATGTCGTGTCTTGGTTGTAGACGCAAGACGTGCCAGCTTCCGTTAGCAGGTCTTGCGTCATGCCACCAATTGCATCATCGAAGTCTGTCACGATTAAGCTCGGGACAATTCAACAACGACACGTTCATCTGCACTCAGCGACGCTGCAACAACGTAGCCCATCAGCTTGAGAGAACCAGCTGTGCTTGTTGCTGCTCCCGTGCCTGCTGTGCCTCCAACTGGGTCGCCTGCCGGATCCCAATAGAGTTTTGTGCCGATTGCATTTGCACCGGTAATTTTCGGCACTTTGAAAATGCCAGTGGTGCAAAGGCTTCCCAATTCGCCTGCTGCGATGTCCGTCAACGCTACGGCAACAATACTGCCTAGCACGACAACGTCGCCGCCTGTAACTGCTGAACCTGGCGTGTAGTCAATAGTGCCACCCGCCGAGAACATATTCGCTGGAACTTGAGCCATGATCCGTAATCCTTAATCTGAAGAAGCGGGCGACGATTGCCGCCCGCATGTTTTGAACAATTGTTATGCAGCACCCTTAGACTTAACGCCGCACAGGTATTCGGCCTGGTCACAACCGAAGTCATGATAACCACGCATTTCAATCCCCAGAGTGCTGAAGCTTGCGTCCTGTTGCTCAACAGTTGGAGTTTCAACGCCGTCGAGGAACGAGACAACCATCCCAGCAGCAACGGAAGGATCACGCAGCAAGTACCACGCAACCGCTGAACCGCCGGACACCGTCGCGTCGTTCAGGAACACTGACTTCACCGGCTTGTACTTGCCCGCATGAATGTTGGCTTCGGCAGTGGTTGTTCCACCACCGATGTTCGTGTTGACGTGAATGGCTTCAGCAACTCGGCTGATGCCTCCACCTGGTGTCAGCAGGATCGTAGGTGCCCCACCAAACAATCCGCCTGGAACTTTCTTACCGTCCGCTGTTGGCGTTCGCAATGCGTCAAACGCATCAAGAGCCAACCCTAGCCCAACATTGTCAGCCAGCAGCGTAGTCGTGCTGCCGGTAATGTAGTTGCCACGGCCTGCCGTGAAGAAAGATGAGTTGTCAAGGAATTTTGCCCAGAAGACTTTGTTCAGCTTCTTGGCAGCACCTCGACCGATGCGATTTCGCAAGTCGTCGAACGCACTCATGTCATCGTTGATGATTTGAGTTCGAGACAACGCAAACATTTTCGCATAAGTGCGAGCCTGTCGAGTGTACGATTCTTCGCCGACCGTACCGTGCTTAATCTGACCATTAGCACCGACCTCTTCGTATTCCATGTCGTCCAGCATGCGATAGCTGGTCACGGTTTTGAAGTCGCTGACAGTCGCAACGCGGCTGATTTCTTTCCAGCTTTGTTCTTCCTGCATGTACCCGTCGAGCAGTTCCTTATTGGCAACGTTCGAAAGAATGCCAGGCAGTGAAACAGTTGAACCGGCTTGGACGCTGTCGCCCCAAGCTGCTCGACCGATGTCCTGCCAGTTACTGCGTGTCACGCCTTCACTAGCCGAAACATAGTGACCATTGGCAACAGCCGCTTCAATCAACAGACGTTTGATGCCCATCGCTCCACGATAGTTTGTGTGAGCCGCTTGCAGGATCTTGTCGCTGTATAGCGTTTCAACGTTCTTGATTTTGCGAGTCATGCACAACGCAGCTTCAAGAACCAGTGGCAGGTTCTCGGGCTTGTTCTGTTCATCACGAAACGATGTCGGCAAGGTACGGCTTGCTGATGCTTTCAGCACTTCGAGTTCGACTTTGTCAAGCGACCAACCTTTTTCGATTGCAGTGGCTGCAATCTTAGGGTGAGACGCCGCAGCGGCTTGAACGTCCGCAATGCGTCGTTGCTCGGTCGCAAGTTGCTTGCGAGCGTTTTGGATCTGTGCTTGCACGTCGAGTTTTGCTTCAGCCGCCATTGGTATTTCCTTTTCTGGTTCCTCTTCCTCTGGCATCGCCTGCGCCATCGCTGGTGGAGCCGGAGCTTGTTTTGATTCGTAGGCCAGCTGCATAGCTGCCGCATCTTCTTCGGACAATGTTGTTGGGTCGATGCCCAACGAAATCAACCACTCTTCGTAAGTCATCGCTGACCCTTTCACGGTAGTGACAGCTGCTTTAGCTGCCAAAGTAACTTGTGTCGTCGCATCCGCACCCATTGGCAAGACTGACGTTTCCCGCAGCACCGATTGGCGTGCGACAATCACCGGACCGACAAACGCCTGTCCGTTCACCTCAACGGATTGGCCCGCTGAAATTTCTTCTTGTTCTAATACTCTCGCACCAATTGATGCCTGCCATTTGTGGCCAGCTTTGTGCGATGAAATAACCTGCAACGCTCTCGGAGAACTGCCCGTAATCTGACCTGTCAGCAACAGTTGAGAACCGTCGTTTTCGATGCCGTCTGTGATGCCAAACGTTGCATCAACAGATTTTTCATGGTCGATCAGAATCGGGATGGCACCCGGCACTTCAAGACCTGTTAAATCAACTATCACCGGCACATCAAAACCATCAACAGGTAATAGACCGCCGCTATATGCCAGAATTGAAAACCGGCGAGGCGAAGCACCGTCAGCCGCCTGTATTGTTAGGCTTGCAGTAAACTTCATTATGTAGTCTCCAGTGCTTCTGACAACAGTTTGTCAATCCGATCAGGTGCCAGCCCAATTGATTCAAGCGTCATGCGAGCCATTGATTCAGACACATCACCAGATGCCAGATTCCCGAGCGTTTGCTGAATGCGTTTCATATTGTTATTGAACGCTCGCTGGCCGAGTTCGGTATATTCACCTGTTGGAAGTTCAGCTTGTGCTGCAACCGGCATTGCACCGCCACCACCCGGTGCCACGATTTTGAAAATACTATTG